GGCTTTCGTATAAAAGTTGAGAAATTTGTTTTATTAGTTTTTTTCATTTACTATTTCTCTTAATCGCTGTAATTCTTTGCGTACTCTTTCTCTTTCAAGTTTATATTCTATCACTTCGGTTTCAAGAACTCTTATATCAGGAAATATATATGTGTTTTGGTTATATCTTATGCTTTTTATTTCTGATTCTGTTTCTTTAACTCTGTTCTCAAGACCGAGATAGAGGTAAACAGCAGTCCCAACAAGAATAATGATTTGCACCAACCATTTAATATTGATTGATAACGCGCTTTCATCATTAATTTTTGGCGTTGTCATCTTTGGTCATTTTATACCACTTAGCTATTGTATAAGCAATGGATATTAAAACCAATAGTATTCTTAAAACGAGTTCTATATTGGTAAATGAAACAGCGAGGCTGAATAAATTAAGGGCGTATATTTTCAAATCTTGTATATCCATTTTATTACTCGGTAACCCTTACAGAAAGTTCCATAATCGCTCTTTTGTAAGTATGGTCTTTTAGGTTATCAGTTAAATACGTTATTCCCCTGTTTTCAACTGTATATACTTTGAACCCATCGGCACTTAAATCAAAATAACCAGCGGTTCTTGTTCGCAACAAATTTAGGCAATCTGAAATAATTGAATTTACGCTTAATTCGCCTCCTGTATCGCTATCAAACCTATCCACAACCTCAACGCGTGTTATAACCTCTGCATTGAAGCTGGTAGCGTTTTGGTCTATTTCTGTACTGCTAACAGAATAAACACGAATGTATGGAAAGGCTGCACCACGTGGCACAGTATTATAAGCATTTATTGTTGTGCTGTTATACGTAATCGCACCCGAAAGACGGGTTAAAATTGCTTTACGTATGTATGGCATTGCATCGTTCATCTAAGTCAATTTTTTTAAGTCGCGTTCTAATTTTTGCAAAAGCATTTTATAGGCTATGCGTACAGAACTAAAAAAGAAAGGTCTTGGTGCTAAACTAATTGGAAACTGTATCATGCGCCATTCACCAGCACTTGAACCACGTTTTTTCAAGAATACTGGCTTTTGACCTGTAAACCCTCTACCTTGAAATTCTGAACGTATCGCAGCTGCTGGTATGCCTAATTCTACCGCATCACTTACATCTACTAATTCACCTGTACCAAACTCTACATAAGGCGCATACTTAGCACTCGCAAATACATCGTATTCAGCTTTGCCTCTTTGGCTGTAACTAATACTTTGTTTTAACGCGCCCATATCCACTACAACGGTGCTGGCTGCTATTTCTGCGGATTTAGCTGCTGTCCCCTTTATGGCTTCATCTACGCCTGTCTGCGAGTACTTATTTAGCTGCTTTAGCTTGCTTTCCAACCTACGCATATCGTTTTGGTTGATTTTCATATCCGCAAGTCCAAATCCTCTTACTCGTGCCATTATTCTGCTTTTGTTGCTTTAATGGTTACGTGCTTGTCAAGTTCAGTTTCTAAAATGCTGTTAATGTTATATTCGGTACTGTCATCGCCAATGCTTAGAGTATCGGTAAACAATACATCGGTAACAGCAAGTTCCCTTACAATTAATTCAACGCTTGTGGTTTGCATACGTTGCCCAGCTTGCGTATCTACATCACCGCCTTTATAAACCAGCTTTGCCCATATAGTCTTTAACGTGGTTTTAGATTTAGTCGTACCACCGTACCCATCATCTGTTCCTGTGATGCGGTAAATAGTAACGCGTTTATTTAATTCTCCAGCGTGCATTATACGAACATTGATTTATAGCTTGCAAGAATGTTTTTTACGTTGGTAGGTATATCGCTAATGTTTCCAAGAATAAACTCGCCACGGTTGTCGTAATACGTTGTAGTAAGCTGTAAAATGGCTTGTTGTAAAAGACCATCGTCTAAACCTGTGGTAACGTAGGTAACTTTAACGCGCTCGGCATAACCGTTATCCAATTCAATAGTTTCGTTATCCAATCCTATTGCTTCATAAGTTTCAGCTTCGCCCTTGACCGTTACGCTGCTAATTGAAGCAACTGGCGCAAATGGAAGGTCAAAAATACCTTGCGTAGTATCTAAGTAATATGTACGGTTCTTTGCAACAATATCACGACTAATATAATTCTCGCACCAAATACGTGCTTGGGTAATCATATTGCCAATTAGTGTATCATCTACGTCTGTATCAATACGCGCATAATCTTTTACATCGCTTACAGTTACTATTTCAGAACCCGTAACGCTGTTTACTTTAATCTGTCGCATCTTTAGTTTCTTTTTCTGCTTTCAGTTCTTTAGTTTCAATTTCAACTTTTTCTTCTTTCTTAGCTGGTTTGTCAGCCACCTCTTGACCCCATTGGTTTTTAACCCACTTGGAAATCTGCCAATCTTGAATTTCCACTACATCGCCTACTTTCTTACCGAAACTTTCTGCGACTTTTTGGTCTTTGATTTTTACTTTCATAGTGTTTCTATTTAAAAACAAATTTATTAAAATAATCCGAGTACTTTCCGTTGGCGTTTAAACGTAGGCTTTGCATATTACCTGTGTTTGGAATTATGAAGAATCCGTTATGGTATTCTGTATAAATAGCAAAGTAATCTACCGCCTTTAATGTGTACTGTGATTTAGTATTGGAAAGTGAAATGTGAACGCTGTTGCGCTGTTCGTTTTCGTTTGGTGTTTGAGCAGTATATTTTACTTGCACCTTAAATAATGAAACGTGGTTATCTACCACCAAATCATAAGGCGAACTGTCTAAGAACGGTTTACTTACAATATACCCTCGTTTTATGCACTCGCTGGCAAAAGCCTGTTCAGCATAACAACCAAGGTAATTGAAATCGGTTGTCATGCGAATAAAGTTAAACAAAAAAAGGCTACCCGTGTGAGTAGCCTCTTTCTGAATTAACCAAACAAACTAAACTAAACTCAAGAACGCCTCTTAAAAAGATGCTTCAAGTTTACTCCTTGCAATATAAGCAATAAAGTTGAAATAATACCGCCTGTCCAATTAGGCGTTACAAATAAATCGCTTAACCACAATACCAATAATAAACCAGTCAAAATTAAATGACCTTGCTTTTCTGTCAATTTCATAATTTAAAGTTTAGGGTTCGACCAAGTTACGGGTTTTTGATTATCCAGTCTTATTTGCCATTCATAGGCTTTAAAACGGTCTTTAAAAGTCATCTCGCCACCCGTAGGCGTTTTAACTATGTACTCAACCGAAACAATATCGCCTTTGTTGTTTTTGATTGAGCGTGCTGTTACTCTATCCATTCCCATTGCTGTTAGTTTAAAAGGTTATTAATTACTAAAATTACAATCGTTATCGCCATAGCTATAAAGCTATAAAAGGCTACTTTGTATGTGCTTTCGTCTTTCATATTAATTAGGTCTTATCGTTATGTGTTCGCGCACGTCTAATAGCTTTAAAGCCGCTTGTTTTACTCGTTCTATGCGTAGCTGCAAGTAATGGTCTTCTTGAACCTCTGCGTATTCTTCAATAAGGCGTATTTGGTCAAGTAGTTCGTTCATAATCTTATAAGGTTATAGACGAATAAGAACGCCATTGCTAATACTATAATTGCTAATCCTACGTTGGTAGCTATACCAAGCACTTTCATTAGTTTATCCATTTTGTTTTTCTGTGAATCCATAAGGGTAAATTTTGTTTGCTTTTTTGTAAGCCACAAACTCTTTAAAAGTTAAGAAGTAAAGCGTTGTGGCGTTGTCTAATTTAATAACGTAATACATAGTTTGTTTTAAAAGTAAGGGCTTTCCACCCTTTTGAGCAATTTGTTACGTCAGCAGTCCGCCTAGCTTCTTCAGCGCGCTTGTTTAAATTACCCCCCGAAGGGGGTGGTTAATTATTGATTTAATATATCCCAACCTAATTCTGTGATTGCAATTGTTTTACCTTCTTCATCATCTTCTACAATTACAAACCCTTTTTTAACACAAGATGAAATGGCTCCTGCTAATTGACCTCTTTCCATCTTAACGTCTGATTCTTCAAGATACCATACTTGATAATCTACAACAGCTTCTTTGCTATCTCCATCTTGGAAATCACTACTAATTACTGCTTCTAAAACTTCTCTTTCTAATTTGGTTAAATTTTGCATCGTTTTAAGTTTTTAGTTTATTTGTTATTGTTTTACACCAGCTAAATTAAAAATAATTTTTAATCTACAAAAGAAAAACAAAGTTTTTTTTAAATTTTTTTCTTGGGCATAAAAAAACCCCCACCGAAGTAGGGGCTTTTAAATCTAACTAATTGTTAGTATTATGGAGTTTCTAATGCAGCTTTAGCAGTAGAGAAAGTACCATTAACGAAAGCGTTAGGTAGGTAGTTAGTAAGGGCAATACGCTCTTTAACAACCGCAGTAACGAATCCATCACGTACGTTAGTTCCATCTTCTCTGAAGAACTCAACAGACAAGTTATCACGAGTCCAAAGTTGAGTACCGATAGCGAAGTTTCCTAATAGGAAAGTACCAGCAGTAATCGCTGTGTTGATGATAACAGGAACTCCCATGAAGTTAGGCTGAAGTCCAGCGTAAACTTGGTCTTTAAGGTAGTTGTTCTGTGTATCTTTCAATAATAGGATTTTGTGGAAATCAGTTGGGTGCAACATAATGTAGTTAGCTTGGTACTCGCTTAACGCTAATTGGTTAAGGGCAGCAACTAATACATCAAATTCGTTAGCAGCTTCAACTGACTGGTAGAATGAACCACCTGAACCAGTAACGAAATCAGCAGAATCTGTAACAATACCTGAAAGGTTTGGCGCAGTTCCGTTTCCGTTAAGGATTTGGTCATCTTCTTCAGTCATTAGCTTTTCAGCAGCACGAGTTGAAATGTAAGATGAAATAGCTGGCGTATCAGCTAACATTTCTTCAGAAACGCGGAAGTAAGCACCGATTTTCTGAACGTTAGCGTCAGTTGCAGTTAAATCAAAATCAGATTGACCTAAAGTAGCACCTTCAGCTTTAGCAGCAGAACCATCTGAATATCCGCTTTCTTTTACGAAACGAACAACGTCAGAAGAAGTTGTACCGTTAGGAATGATTGAGCGAACGTGTACAGAACGAGCTGGGTCGTATTTGTAACCAGCTACTCTGTCGGCTGGAATAACTTCACCTGTGAAGTCAGCAGCAGTAGTCATATCAGCTTTAACTTCGAATGAAGCGGCACGAGCGTGTCCTTTAATCATTCCATCTAAAGCACCATTTTTGATTACCTCAATAAGTTGGCTTTTGAAAGACTTTTTAGCTTGTGAAGCCTCAAGGTTCTTTTTGTTTTGCATTTCAATAGCATCTACACGCTCATTGAATGACTTAGTAAGGTTGTCAATTTCGCCTTTAAGTACGCTATCAATTTGTCCTTTAGCGTTCTCAAGGACTTGTCCGTTAGCTTTTTCAATCTTAGCATCAATTAAGTTGCCAAGTTGGTCAAGCTGTTGTTTTACGTTTTCTTCCATTTTGAGAATTAAATTATTTTAAAGTATTAAGTAAGTAGCTATAAATATCAACTGCTTCTTTCTTTTCTTCTATCGGCAAAGTGGCTTCTTCAGTCGGCTCTGTGATACTCATGAATAAAGATTTTAGCTTTAATATTTCAGCTTCTAATGCATAACCAAGTTCATCGCTAATTTCACCCTTACGGATTAACTTAGCAATGTTATCGTATCGCTTGTACATTTGGTCTAAGTTCTGCTGGCTTTTAACGTCCATAATCTTTGCTTGGTCGTTAGCAGCTAATGTAACAGCACTAATTTCGTACAGCTTAACTTCTTTTATCTCGCGGTAATCGCCTTTGTTTTCTTTTACGACTGGCAAAATACCCACGCTGTTTTCGGTGATAACTCCAGCTTTCATAAGTTCAATAACATCTTTACCCAAAGTTGTTTTAGGTATTTCAGCTACGAACACAAGCCCTTTGTCATCTTCGTACAGTTCGCTCATCTTACCTATCGGCTGCATCATATTGTGCTGGTATAGGTATTTTACGCGCTCTCCGTTTTCTTTTATGGTTTTTGTATAAGCACCTTTTCGGATAATATCGTTGTCGCTATCCTTATTATCAAAGTAAGAACCATAGCCCTTTACAATACCTCTATCGGCATCGGCGTCCATTAGTTCTTGTAGTGGTGCTGCTTTATATAAAAACTCCATACTGTATTTTTTTCAAAATTATATAAAAAATTTAACTTAAAAGTCAAGTGGATTTTTCTGCGGAATAGGCATCGTAACGCATCGGCAGTTTATTCTGTTACGTGCGCTTCCCATACCAGCGCGTTCAAGA